TATGTGCATGATATTGTAAGAGGAGTAGAAAAAGCAATTAGACCAAATGTTACTACAGGTAATTATGATACTTCTATCAATTTACAATCTTTTGATAGTGATGGATTTACAGTTGGTACTCAAGATGGATTAAATAAAAGTGGTAAAGATATTGTATGTTGGAATTGGTTACTTGGTGGTAGTCAAGGTTCATCAAATACAGATGGAACTATAAACACAACATACACTTCAGCTAATACTACATCAGGAGTAAGTGTTTCAACATGGACAGGTTCAGGTAGTAATGGCACAATAGGACATGGGCTTGGGAAAGTTCCAAAAATGTTAATTATAAAAAGAACAGATGGCACACAAGCATGGATGGTTTATCATGTAGGAGCAGGTAATAATAGTGAAGGACAAATAACAACTGGTGCTTTTTCAGGTTCATCTTCAGCTTGGCAAGACACAGACCCTACAACAAGTGTATTTTATGTAAGTGGTTCAACAGGTGATAGCGTAAATGCTAGTGGATATGCTTACGTTGGATATGCATTTGCTGAAGTAAAAGGATTCTCTAAAATAGGTAAATATGTTGGTAACGGAAGTGCTGATGGACCATTTGTTTTTTGCGGCTTTAAACCATCTTTTGTTATTATTAAAAATATAAGTGCTACTGAAAGTTGGTATATTTTAGACACTAAAAGACCAGGTTATAATAATAACAACTATTATATTACAGCTAATTCATCAAATTCAGAGGGAACATCTACATCTTTAGCAACTAGCTTAGTAAGTAATGGTTTTAAAATTGATAATTCTGATACAAGTATGAACACTAATGGACAAAACTACATTTACATGGCATTTGCAGAAGAACCTTTAGTATCATCAAATAACATACCAGCTACGGCAAGATAATGGCTAGAAAATTTAAGATGGATAAGGCTGTACATGAGCCAATAAAAAAAGGAACATCCATAGGAAGAAAACCTAAATCTTTAAGTACTATGAATAAACATAAACGTAGAACACTAAAGTTATATAAGGCACAAGGTAGATAATATGAGAAAAAAATCAGGAACAGAAGTAAAGATAGATTTTATTGTAAAAGAAGTAAAGGAATTAAAATCTGAAACTAAATCTTTACGAGCTGATATAAATAAAGGAAAAGGTGCAATTTGGATATTAACAATGATAGCAGCGTTAATAACAGGTGCTACAAAATATTTTGATTAATTATGATATACAAAGTTAAAAGAAAGAATATGAAAAAACAACCTAGAAAGAAATTTCAAACTGGGGATGAAGCTAGAAAATTTGAAAATATTCCTACAGCTTCACAACCAGCTCAACAACAAATAGGTGCTAGACAACAAAGAGCTGATACTTTTGTTGCTAAACAAGTAGAAACACCTGAAGTAGCTACAACAGCTCAACAAACTTATACACCTCAAACAGTTCAAACTAATGAAATGTTATCAGGTACAACTATGGCAGCACCTACTGCTGTTACAGATACAAGTATTTCTGCAGCTCCAATAACTGCAGCTACACCTGGAACATCTACACAGGTTGCTACTCCAGCTTCTTTAACTGCATCTACAATGACAGCTCAAACAGGAACTGCTTCACAAGCTACAGCACAAACAGGTTCAGTTAGTACTCCAGCACAAGTTGCTTCAGTTACTGGAACATTAAGTGGAACTGCTACAGGTGCTACAGCTACACCAACATCTTCTGCAGTTGCTCAAGCAGCACAAGGACAATTATCTTCAGGAGCATTAGCACAAGTTATTAGTGGAACTTCAGCAACAGTTAATGGACAAACAGCAACTTTACCTGCAGATATTCAAGCAGCAGTTGCAACTAATCCTGCTCAAGTTACTGCAACAATTATGCAACAACCTACTGCTGTACAAGCATCAGTTGCTTCTTTACCTACAGATGCATTAGTATCTACACAGATTGAAAGTTTATTAACAGGTATTGATACAGGACAAATACCTACATGGGCAAGAGGTGCTGTTGAAAATGTTGAAAAGAATTTAGCAGCTAGAGGTTTAAGTAAATCTACAATAGCAAGAGAAGCTTTAGTAAATGCAATTATACAATCAGCATTACCAATAGCTCAATCAAATGCTACAGCTCTACAACAAAGAGCTTCACAAAATTTAACAAATGAACAACAAGCTAGTGTTTTAACTGCTCAACAAAATTTTCAAACTCAGTTAGTTAATGCTGAGAATGACATGAAAGCTAAAATGTTAACTGGGCAATATGCTCAAGAGATAACTAAGCTTAATGCAATGAATAGTCAACAAGCTATCTTAGCTTCAGCTAATCAACAACAACAAGTAAGATTAGCAAACTTAGCAAATTTACAACAAGCTGGTTTAACTAATGCACAGTTACAACAGCAAATGTCTTTAGCAAATTTAAGTGCTAATCAACAAACTGCTTTAGCAAATGCACAGACTACAGCAGGAATGGATGTTTTAAATTTAAACAATCAACAACAAACTGCAATATCTAATTCTAATTTATTTAGAACTTTTGAATTACAAAATTTAAATAATACTCAACAAGCTACTATGCAAAATGCTGTTCAATTAGCTACTATGGATATGGCTAATTTAACTAATGCACAACAAAGAGCTGTATTAAATGCTCAAGCATTCTTACAAATGGATATGACTAATCTAACTAATACTCAACAAACAGAAGTATTAAATACACAGAATAGACAACAAGCAATGTTATCAGACCAAGCTGCTGCAAATGCTGCAGGTCAATTTAATGCAACAAGTACAAATCAAACTAATCAATTTGTAAATAGTTTAGCAGCTACAATCAATCAACAAAATGCTGCACGAAATGATGCAATGACACAATATAATATTAGTGAAGGAAATAGAATAGCTGCATTAAATCAAGGTAATAATTTAGAGGCTCAAAGATTACAAAATACTTTGAATACTCAAATAGGACAATTTAATGAACAATTAAATTTTAACAGAAATCAATTTAATACACAAAACTCTTTAGCTATTGAACAATCAAATGTAGCATGGAGAAGACAATTAAATCAAGCTAACACAGCAGGAATAAATGCTGTTAATCAAGCTAATGCAATGAATGCATTTAATTTAAGTAATCAGGCACTATCATTTGTATGGCAAGAAATGAGAGATGCAGCTAAATGGGAATATGAGTCTGCTCAAAGTGAACAAGAAAGACAAACAAATTTAGCTATAGCAGCTTTAGGAAACGAAGCTGTATCAGATTCTAATAGAGCAAAAACTTTAGAAACATTAGGTGGTTTTGCTTTAGATATATGGGAAAGAATAAGTCCACCTACGTCTAGTTAATTAAGTATTGACAATGGTCAATAATGATGATATAATAGAGGTAATAAGACTCTATAGAAATTTTGATAAATACAATCATCTTTCTAATAGAGATATAGCAAAACAAATTATTCCTTCTTTGTCATTGAATCAATACAAAATTTTTAGATACCCAACTACTAATGTTGCATATGCATTTACTAATTGGGCATTTTTAAATAAAGAAGTTCAAGAACGATTTAAACAAACAGGTGTTCTTGAAAACTTAGATTGGGATAGTGGAGATATTTGTTGGCATATAGAAACAGTAAATACTCATCCAACTAAGTTAAAAGAAATATATAAGTGGACAGCAGAAAGATTGTCAACTGATATAAGTAATCATAATAAATATGTTTACTGGTTAAGAATGAATAAATCAGGTAAAGGAATAAAAAGATTTAATAAAATAAAAATATCAACAGGAGTAAATAAATTTTTAAAAGGAAAGTAATATGGGAAGTGTATCACGAGTAATAAAGAAAACAACAAAAGCAGTAACTAAACCTTTAAGTAAAGCGTTTAAAGGTATTGCTAAAGGTATTAAAAAAGTTGGTAAAGCAACTATGAGAGGTATAGCTAAAGTAAATAAAAAGCTAGGACCTTTAGGTAGTATTGCTTTAGCTGTTGCTATGCCTTATGCATTAGGTGGTTTAAGTAATATGATTGGTGTTGCAGGAGGTAAAACTGGATTAATGAACTCAACCAATGTATTTCTTAAAGCTATAGGTAATGTTGGTAATCAAATTAGAACAGGTTATCAAGGATTTAATAGTTTTGTAAGTAAAACATTTAGTAGTATTACAAATTCAATTAAACAAGGATTTTCTAAATTTGCACCAAAAACTGAAGGTAATATATTTTCTAGAATTTCTAAAGGTGCTAAAAATTTATTTCAATCAGCAAAAGAAACTACTCAAAAGTTTTCTCCTATTAAAGGTAAACAAGGAACAGTTCAAGTATCAGATAGTTTAGACCAAGTTTATACTATGACAAGTAAAGAAGCTGGTACAGCTATTGGTCAAGGTAGATTAAATGTTTCTGATATAACTAAACAAACATTAGGAAGTGATAAATGGTTTGTACAAGGTAGTAAAGAAGCTGACAAAATAATTACTAATACAATTAATAATGCTTATGCAAAAACTACATCTCAATATTCACCTGATGCTTTAAGATATTTTAATGATTTAAAATCAAAAGCAATAGATATGAAAACATATACTAATGATGCAGAGATAGGAAATATTATAGAGAAGTATTCTACTAATATTGAAGTAGGTACTCCTGATTTAGATATATCTAAAACTATTGATATTGATTTAGGTAAAACTGGTGATTACAATGTTTTAAATGAACAAGGAACAGAGTATGCTTTTAATGGTAATAACACATATGGTTCAGGAGATAAAGCTACAGGATTTACACAGAAAACTAATCTTGGTAGTGCAGTAAAAGGTTCAGTAAAAAGTTTATTAAAGAAAAATAAAAGTTCATCAATTGATATAAAACCATTAGAATTTAATTTTGGTTCAGATTCAGACACAATGACAGATATAACAGGTACTTATAGTGGTACTGATATATCAGGTTCAGCAGGTGGAAACTTATTAAAAGGAGTTTACTCTGATGCTGATAGAATGAAAATAATGAACTACTATAAGAATATGAATCTTATAGGTAGTAGTTAAGAAAAGGATATATGGCAAAAAGTTCAGTAAACAAAGCAGGTAATTATACTAAGCCTAGTTTAAGAAAAAGAATATTTAGTAGAATAAAAAGTCAAGCATCACATGGCACAAGAGCTGGTCAATGGTCAGCTAGAAAAGCTCAAGCTTTAGCAAAAGCTTATAAAAAAGCTGGTGGTGGTTATAAATAAAAAAGGAAAATAATGAAAAAAGAACTAACAAAAAGACAAAAAGAAACAATGAAAAGACATTCAAAACATCATACTAAAAAACATATGGCTATGATGACAAAAGAAATGTTAAAAGGCTCTACATTTGGAGAAGCTCACAAGAAGGCTAAGAAAAAAGTAGGTAACTAATGGCATTAGCTGATTCACAAAGAAGTTTAAAAAAATGGAGTGAACAAAAATGGCGTACAAAGTCTGGAAAAAAATCGAGCATTACTGGAGAAAGATACTTGCCTTCTGCTGCAATAGAAAATTTGTCTGCTGCAGAGTATGCTGCGACAACGAAAGCGAAAAGAGAAGGTAAAGCAAAAGGAAAACAGTTTGTTAAACAACCAAAAGGTATAGCAAAGAAAACAAGAAAGTATAGAACATAATGGCAGAAAAAATAACAAATAATCAATTTGATGATGTTGGAGTAAATCCTTTTAATGCTCCTATTCCTGGAGAATCTTTAACGGCTTCTCCTGATACACCTAATGCGTGGGAAAGACCACCTGAACTTACAGACCAAGATGACGCTATGAGAGCTGTATATTTAGAATTAACAGAAGAAGATACATTAAGAAGATTAATTAATATAATTGATGAAGGTGTTGCATTAGATGAGATTGCACAAGTTGTATTATATAAAGGCTATACTGCAGGTAAATATAATCCTGATATGGTGTTACTATTAGCAGAACCAACAATATATTTATTAATAGCTATTGCTGATTATGCTGATATAGATGATTATGTTTTATATGAAGGTGAAGAAGAAGATGACCCTGATACTCAAATACCAGGTGATGACGTAACTCCAATTAATATGGATGAAGATGAAGAAGTTGTTGAAGAAAGAACTAAACCAACTGAAGAAGTATTAAGTGATAGTTTATTAGCAAAAGTAAAACAAGAGCTTCCAGGTAAAGTTAAAGAAGCTGTAGAAGTTAAAGAAGAGGTAAAAGAATAATGGGATTTTGGAATGATTTATCAAAGGTTGCAAAAGGAGCTATTGATAGAGATAGAGAAAAAACTGCTTTAAATTTAGAAGATAGAAAAGATACATTAAAAGCTAATAGAGATTTTTATATTGCTCAAAAAACAAAAAAATATGAATATGAAATGAAAGAGTTTGAAGATGAGCAAAAGAAATATAAAGCTATTAAAGCTGTAAATGATAAATTTGCTAATACAGAAGGTCCAGTTGATAAATCATCTTGGGGTAGAAGTTATTTAATGGATTACAAACCTGAATTATATAACTCAATTATAAAAGAAGCTGATGGAGATACAGAATTAGCAAATAAATTGTTTGCTTCTCAAGTTTCAGAAAATTTAGCTAAATTTACACCAAGTACTACAAGAGATGCTGTTGACGATAAAATTAGAAAAGAAGTTGAATCTATAACTGCTGATTATAATACTCAAATTAAAAATGCTAGAGGAGATAGTTTCTTAATTGGTAAATTAATTGGAGAAAAATCTAATAAAATTAAAAATGCTGAAAAACAAATTACTGAAGGTGCAAAAGGTATTGATGTATCTAATAGTTTAATTAAGGAAACAGAATCTGCAAGTTCAAGTGAAAGTAAATTACCATTTAAATTTGATGATGATAAAGTTTATACTTTGGGTGTTCCTAAAAAATTTATTACAGAATCTAAAATAGGAGACATTCGAGGTAAATTAACAAGTAGTGATATGACTAAATCATATAGTAAAGCAGGTGTAAATAATATAAGAACATTTTTAGCTGAGAATGATTTAGCTGCTCCTAAAAGATTATTTGTATATAACAAAGATGGAGAAGTAACAGGATTAAAAGGACCTGGACAAACTTTAAATGAACATCTTTCTTTAATGTCAGGTGGTGCAGTAGATAGTTTTACCGATAAAGTTGTTTATGCAGCAACAAATAAAAAACCACAATTAGTTAATAATGTCTTAAATGAAGCAACAGTAAAAGCTGTTATAAAAGATAGACTTATGAATTATACTAATATTAGTCAGGAAGGAGATTGGCTAACAGATAAAGAAAATATCGTAGGTATAGTTCCTTTCTCTATTGTTGGTGTTGATAATGAATTAAATGGAACTGTGTTTAATAGTAAAGCTCAGAAAAAAGCTGTAGGTTCAGCATATGTTAATGCAATTAAAACTTACACAGCTATGACTAATGTAAATTCTAAAGGAGAAATTATTGAAGGAAATCAAAAATATATGAATGATGTTCAAACAGAATTATTAAATTTAAAAGGTAATACAAATAATACTGCTGAAATAATTAAGCAATTAATGGTTAACGAATTAACAAAAAATGGAACTATAAAAAAATCTGCAACAGATACATCTAGTTCTACTACAAATCCTGAAAAAACAATGACAGTTATTAATACAGAAACTAATAATACTGAAATTATTCTTGATAATGAAGACAATAGGAATGCGATAAAAAATAATCCTAAATTTAAAATTCAATCTCAATCATCTGAATCTAAAATTGAACCTCAACCAATTGAAGGTGATTTAGATGACCAATATACTGAAGGAACAGAGTTTGATGTAGTTCCTCAAAAACCAGTTGCTAGTATGACATTTGCAGAAAGACAAAAGTTTGAGAAAGAAAGAACTGAAAAAATAAAAGAAAGAAATAGAAAAAAGAATGAAGAATTTAATAAAAAAATAAGAGCAAGTAATGAAGAAGCTAGAAATAATTCTTTAAAATCGGCTGAAGTAAAATTACCTGAACCTGACGCAGATGTATAATCATGGCAGAACAAAATCAAATAAACACTTCAGCAAGTTCTGAATTTGATATATTTCAAAAACCAACTCCTATTATTTCTGAATCTGAATCCATTGTTGTACCACAAATAGAAGAACAAAAAACTAAAGAAGTAAAACAAGAAGAAGACGAATTTAGTATTTTTCAAAAACCTACTATTAAAGTTGACCAACAACAAGAAGATGAGTTTAGTATTTTTCAAAAACCTAATCAATCAATTGTAAGCACTCCTCAAAAAACAAAAGAATTTAGTAACGCAGCCAAAATAAGATATGGTATTGATAAACAAAATACTTTCTTTGGTAATGCATATCGTGTTGCTAAAGCTGGAGTTCAAGCTGCATTTGACGCTGAAAAAGATTTTAAAGATTATATAAAATATAATTACGAAAAAGAACAATTAAAATTAAAACAAAAATATGGAGAGTTAGCATCAGGTGCTTATGATGATGACACTTTAGTAAAAGCTGCAGAGTTTGCAACTTTTATGACAGACCCTTTTTATATTCTTGCTTACATGACTCCATGGGGAAGAGCAGCAACAGCTTCATTTAAAGGATTAGCAGCCGTATCAGGTACAACAGTTGGACTAGATGTTATGTTAGACCAACTTGCTACAACAGGAACTATTGATGCAAAAAATGTTGCACTCTCAGCAGGAGCTGCTTCAGTTCTTGGACCAGCATCTGTTAAAGCTTTTAATGGTATTAGTAAATTATTACCTGGTGCAGATAAAAGACAATTATTAAAAGTAATTGGTATTGTTGAAGGAAAAAAAGCAAAAGATTTAGGTATTAGTAAAGCTGAGTTTCATAAATTACAAAAGATAGCAGGTGATAAAGAAATATTATCTTTAAATAAATCTATTAAAAATGCTGAAATAAATTTTGTTAAACCTATTGCAGAACAAACAAAAATATTTAATGCTGCAGAAAAAAGAATTGAAAATCAAATTGCTAAATTTAAAAAAAGTAAAGCTAAAAAATCTGTAGCAAAAGTTACTGCATTAGAAACTAAAAAACAAAAAGATGCAGAAGCATTTAAATCTGCTCAAAAGGCTTTTTGGAAAACACAAAGTAAAGAAGCACAAAAAGTAAATGAACTTATTGCTAAAAGAGAATTTACTTATTTAAAAAAATTAAAAGAATCTCAAAGTTTAACTCAAAATGTTGCACAAGCTGTAGTATCAGCTACAGTTAGACCTGCTTTAGGTGGTGCTATTGGTTATGGTTTTGGTAAATTGTGGGGTGGTGATGATGCTAATTTAAATAATTGGATGTTAGCTGGAGCTACTTTAGGACAACTCCAAAAGATGATACAAAAAAGTGGTAAAGTATTTGCTAATAATGAAAAAGGATTTTTAAAAAATATTATTTATAATGAAGCAACAAGATTATCTTTTCAAAAAGCTAGAGAATTAACTGCAACTACAACTTCTACAAAATTAAATGCCTTTGGTGGACCTACTTCTGACTTTGGTAAAAGATTATTTCAAGAATTAGATTCTCCTTTTACTAAAAATTCTTCTTCATTTATTGCTGACAATATAAAACAAACATATGGTTCAAGAATTTTTAATATGTTGCAAGGTACTACAGCTCAAGAACAACAACTTGCATTAAATATTGTTAGAGGTTCTAAGAAAAAAGCAACACCAAAAGTTAATAAATTAGTTAGAGATATAAAATCATATTTAAATGATTTTTTAGGTGAGGCAAGAGCAGTAAATATTGGATTAAGAAATGATAAAGGTCAAAGAATTGATACAATAAAAGATTATTTTCCTAGAGTATGGCAATGGGATGCTGTTAAAAAAAATCCTGAAGAGTTTAAAAAAACTCTTGCTAGTATTTTTAAAGAAGTTGGAAAGCCAGGTCAGAAAAAAAATCCTAAAGGAGCTGCAGAAGGATTTTATGAAACATTAAATAAAAGTATTGGAGATGGTTTTTATAACAAAATTGCTATCAATGATATTGTAAGTAATATATTAGCAGGAAAAACATCTAATAAATCTATTATAAAAAATTTACCATTAGCTGATGCATTACAAACAAAAAGAACTTTAACAGGACCTTATGCTAAAGTTGAAAAAATTTTAGAAGATAAAGGTTACTTAGTAAATGATGTTAGTTCCATATTAAATAATTTAATTAATTCAAGTGCTAATTCAATAGCGTTTGCTAAAAATTTTGGTAATCAAGGACAATTTTTAAATACATATTTTAAAAGAATTGTTGATAAATATAAAGGTAATCCAAATGCTGGAGAGTTAGCTTCAAAAGAAATTGGATTAATTATGAAAAGTATTGATGGATTTTTTGATAGATATGGACAAGTAAGAAGAGGAGCTGTTCAAACAGGTGCAGGTATTTTATCAACTATAGCTAATTTAAATATGTTGGATAGAGTAACTATTGCTTCATTAGGTGATTTAGTTCAACCTTTTACAAACTCAAATAATTTTACAAGTTGGATAAGAGCATTAAAAGATACAAGTATTAAATTAAAAAATCAAACAGGTGCTGCAAGAGACTTTGCCATTGCAAGTGATAAAGCTGTTCAACAATCATTATTAAAAACTTTATCACCACTAGATGATGTAACTAATACAGCAAAATTAATGGGAACAAAAGGCACATTAAGAAAAGCTAACGAAGCTGGTTTTAAATTTATGGGTCTTCAATGGTTAACAGGTTTTGCAAGAAGATATGCTTATAATACTGGTGCAATAGATGCATTTATTTCATCAAAAAAATTAGCAACATATGCTTCAAGAAATAATTTAACTGATAATAAAGCATTAAGATTAATAGGTGATGTATCTAAATATGGATTATCCCAAAATCAAGCATTGCGTTTAGGTAAATTTAATAACTTTGATGAGGCTATTAAAACTAAATTTGGTAAAGATACTTTAAATAATGCAGGAATTGTTGCTTCTAATAGAGATGCATTAATACCTCAAGTATCAAATAGATTATTATTTACACAATCAAGAGACCCACTTGTTAGATTAATGGGTCAGTTTATGTCATGGACTTTAGCTAAGTCAGCACAAACAAATAAACTATTACAAAGAATTGAAAATGGTGATACAAGACAATTAGTAAAATTATTAGCAGCCGTTCCTGTATATGGTAGCATACAACAATTAAGAGAGATTGCTAAATACGGAGAAGTTAGAACTGATTTAGATACTCAATCTGATAAATGGTTTGCCGAGTCTTTAAGATTGTCAGGTATAGCAGGAACATTACCTGAATTATTTATAGGTAGATTAACAGGACCAGGTTCAAGAGAACCTTGGTATTTGTTTGCACCAGCATTTAGTATTTTAACAGATGCAGGAGATATAGGTAAAGATGCTGCTTTAGGAGATTTTGATAAAGCATGGAGAAGATTTAGTGAAAGAATTGCTCCTTTACCAACATGGAGAAGATGGATTGAAAAATTATTTCCAGGAATGGATTATAAAGCACCTATTCCTGAAAGTTCTTTTAATAAAAGAATTGGATTTAATACAGGAGATGTAGTAGATATAAATATGGCAGCTCAAAAATCTGCAGAAGAAGCTATGAAAGAAGGATTTCCTACATATCGAAATGAAAAAGGTGAAGATATTTCACTTAAAGAAATGGAAGCAAATATTAAAAAACAGGAGAAAGAAAAAATGAATATAAAAGATACAGTAAAAGCTACTGTGGTTGCTGGAGCATTGGCAACAGGAGTAAATGCTGATGTATCTAAAGCACAAGATAATTTCTTGTTACCTAAAGAGAAACCTAAAGTAGAAGTAGTTCAAAAGGAAAAACCTAAAGACTATAGTAAACTTTCTGAGTTACCTGAAGATAAAAAGAAATTTCTTTTAGATAGTGCTTCAGTAATATATCAGAACAATCAAGGTAAAGATGTACCTTCAGATATTTTAATTGCAATTGCATTAGAAGAAACTGGATATGGTACTAGCAGATTCTATAAAGAAGGTAATAATTACTTTAATATGGTTGCTGAAAAAGGTGATGATAGAATAAAAGCAAAAGGTGATAACACACAAGTTGCTAAGTTTAAATCACCATCAGAGAGCTTAGATAAATTTTACACTTGGGTAGAAAATAAACCTCACTATGAAAATGTTAGAAAAACATTAGAAAAATATAAAGAAGGTGAAGCTACTAAGGGTGATATTATTGACGCAATCTCAGATACAGGTTGGGCAGAGAACCCAAACTGGTCTAAGAATGTAAAATCAATACTAAAATCTAGAGTAAATGGCAAACACTCAGAAGAGTTGAAGAATCTTGAAAACTCACTATTTAAAAAGTAGTTGACATTAAAGATATTTCTCTCTATAATATACTAAGCAACGCCCATTTGGGGTTGTATATAAATATCGCTTAACGAAAGGATAACAAATGACACGATATAATTTAATAAACTTTGACCCATTTAAAAACTTCTCTATCGGTTTTGATAGAATGTTTGACTCACTAAATGAGGTCTCACAAATAAACACTTCTAATTTTCCACCTTATAATATAAGAAAAATTAAGGATGGTCAATATCAAATAGAGATGGCATTAGCTGGGTTCTCTAAGAAAGACATTAAGTGTGAGTTGCAAGATGGCGTACTTACAATTAATGCTAAGAAAGAAGATAAAGATAACGATACTTTAATACATCAAGGTATTGCATCTAGAAGTGTTGTTAGAAAATTTACTCTTTCAGAGTACATTAAAGTAGAAGGTGCTGACTTTATAGACGGAGTTCTTAAAGTTAAACTCTTTGAAGAATTACCTGAAGAGAAAAAAATAAAAACAATTAAGATTAAGTAATCTTATAACTGGGCATCAAGAGAAATCACAACGCAGCCTTGCTCTGCCCAGTACACAAAGGACAATATGATTCCATATAAACTATTATTCAATATAGGTTCAAAAGCTGTTGGCACTTATATGAACAGACGTAAAGAAAAGAGTGAAAGAAAACACGCTATTGCTTTACAAGAGATGGCAACAGGAAACGAAAGAGCAAAAAGAAATGGTTCTTTATTCTTAGATTTAATTCTAGGTTCATTTATACTTGCACCATTAGGAATACTTGGCTATGCTACATTTTGGGGAGACCAAGATATGTTAGCTAAAGTAGAATTTTATTTTGAACAACTTAAAAATATACCTGAGACTTATCTTTGGTTAATCTTTATAGTTGTTGGAGGTAACTACGGAATATCCGTAACTAATTTATTAACAGGGAAAAAGTTTAAAAAATAATGAGGACACATTATGATAAAGCTAATAAAGAAACTTTGGAAAAAGTATGTGGAGTGGTTATTCAAAGATTTTTATAAGGATTAATTAATGAAAGTATCTGAGAACACAGCAGTATCAATGCCAATAAAAAATATGATTGGTATTGTTGTAGCTGTATCTATGGGTATCTTTGCATATACAGAATTGACTAGCCGATTAACAAGTCTTGAAACATCAAGAGAATTATTTCAAGCTGATTTACTTAAGAAGTCTGAGCAGTTACCTGTTGACCAAGAACAGCTAATGTTGTTGGAGGACCTTTATAAGACTACCGAGAAGATAGAAAAAAGAATTGAAGATATGATGCACAATAAAGTCAACATACAATTCTTACAAAAACAAATGGAAAAAGCTTTAGCAGATATAGAAGTATTAAAAGATAAGGTAAGAGCAAATGGGAAGAATCACTAGAAAACTTTTAAATTACATAGATGAAATGAAAAGAAATCTAAAACAATTAGATTATTCTAAGCATCTTAAAAAGGAAGTAGAAATAAATGGAACAGGTACACATAAATATAGAATTAAATATGGACCAAACAAAGGGAAGGTTTTATGATAGCTGAAGTAGTCGCCCTTCTAATGTTTATTGGACCTGAAATTAAGGAGCATAGAATACAACCATCTATGTCCGTTTGTTTAAAACATAAACGTGAAGCAAGTAGAACAATTCAAAACGATATATCTTATAAATGTATAAAGTCTAAAGCAGAATTAGATGAAAATATTGATGGGTCTAAATCTATTAGAGCATTAATATTACAATGATGAAATTTGAATTGGTTCTTATATTATGCTCTGCATTGTATGGAGATTGTAAAGAACCACAAATATATCCTAAAATATTTGATAGTCATTATGATTGTGCAACATCAGGTTATTTAAATTCTATAACATCATTACAACAACTTGGTCCTGAAACTGTAGATAGATTTAGATTACAGGTAAGTTTTAATTGTAATCAAGTAACAGAATCTTAAGCTAAATACTTAGCAATTTTTTCCAAAACATCATGCATATTGTCAAATTTTGTTTCAGCTTCTCTAAGCATAGCTGAGATAATACCTGAGTTTTGTTTTTTAAAATGTAAATGTATTTTATCTCTAGGATATAAAGACTTTTCAATAATAAATTGACCTTGATTATTTATAATCAATTTAAAGATAGCTAAGTCAGCTTCTTTTCTTTTAACTCTTTTGCTAGTCTTTTTTATTTTTCGAGGTACTATCATGTTGTTTTCTAAGTAAGTCCATCAAAAAATCATCATCAGATTTTTCTTCACCTAACTTTGTTAATGGTTTTTCATTATTAGTATATACCTCTATTGTCTTGATACGCATGGGGTTCGTCATAAATATAGGAAATTTAGGATTGGATTTTGATTTAACCATAAAGAAGCCATCTTCAGCAACACCAAATGTTTCTATATTTTTAATATCTAAATCATTTGAGCCGATTAAACAAATTCTTAAATTGTAAACTGGTGGTGTTCCGTTAACACGATTACCACTCATATCATATATTTTATTTACCATTTTCTTTTACAGATTGTACAGAGCCATCATCATCAATCAAGCTATCTACACTTTCAGTATATATCTCGTTTAGTCTTTCATTGTTTCTTTGTATTTTCTTTTTTAGATGGTCTTTTAAATCGTGAATCTTAACGTATAACATTTTATCTATTGTAGGATTTATTCCATACATAGGTAAATCATTTAACGAAGATATAATTCTTCTAAACCCTCTTGCTCTTTTTTCTAATTGTGTTATTTTTTGTTCTTCAATCATAGTCTCTCTCCAATATCATTTCAAGATAATGAATAGCCTTTTCAATATCTTTTCGTTTACCTTTAGCTGAGTGTCTGCATATATATTTTATTGCATTACCCTCTGCAAACTGCAAATTATTTTCATTAATAAATTGTGCAGGTTGTATTTTCATTTTAGAATAATGAGTACCACCCACTTGTTTCTCAAGTGAATCATATGTCATTCCTTTAAACATATCTTTACTTGTCATTATAATGGTCCTTGTTCAATCATTTTTTGTCTTCTTAAATCTTTTTCTGTCGGCTGTAGTGTAGCATTTAGTTGGTCGTATGTCAACAACGGATTTCGTTTTAACTTCTTTACTATCCATTTGTATGACCAAGGTTGTAGTCTTAATGTTGTACCTTGCCAATAATGAGTTTGATTTGGTAATAAACTAAATACATTTTTTACATTTACTTTAGCTTGTTCTTCTTTATTTAATAATCCTCTTAACCATACAACAAGAAATCCTTCTGCTTTTCTTCTTATCTTACTCATCTTCTTTGTATTCATTATTTAATTTCCACAAAGTTTGTTTCTCTATCAAAGTATTTATAATCTATTGTAACAGGTTGTAAGTCTTCTAAACAATCTACTACATCAGATTTCTTAAAATGTTTACAAGAATAAACGTCTAATTGTATTAAAGCAGGGTCTGTCTCATCCCATGTATGGATAGCAATATGAGATGTATCTATAATAACAACACCACTCAATCCTTTGTTACCCTTCTTAGAAACTGTAGATGCATATGGTCCTGCCAATATATTCATATCAATCTTATTAACTAATTTACTTAACCAGTTTATTGTATCTTGTTCATTAGATAAAGGTTTTTTTACTTCTGCCCTTATAAGAAGATGTTTATGTTCAAGCATATTTTTTGTTAAAAGTTTTTAACTCCTCTTTAAATTTATGTGTTATTTCTTCTACATTAGGTTCTTTATTTACTTCAGCTAAATAAACATTCTTATTAGCATATTTAAATATTCTTAAACCTTTACCATTATTACTATCTTTATAGCATTCATATTTATGTTGACACCATTGACAACCAATAGGCAATTCTTTATTACCTGCTTTAGTATTAGATAACGGAAAACATTTATCTTCAGGTGGTTCTTTTTTTTCTAATGTTTCTTTTAATGTTTTAATTAAATGACTTGCATTAGGTTTTGCTAAATCATCAGGTTGGTATAAACATACATCACCTGAAACTTTATCAATAACAAGAAAGCCACCTTTGTTTGTTCCTTCAGCTTGTTCATATCCTGCTATCTGTGCATGATAACCAAATGGGTCATCACCTAATAATTCACCTGACTTAAATTTTTTAAAACTAAATGATGATGCTGACTTAACATCACACACTTCACCATCTATCTTACTATCTATATGTCCTGTAATACCATCTATCTCAACTTTCTTTTGTTGGTCTTCAATTTTATGTCCTGCTAATTCAGCTAAAAATAAAATTAAATGCTCAAGCAAATGTCCATATAAAAATTTTAAGTTAAGACTATCATCCCCTGCTAAGTATTTCTTTGGACTAAATCTATCAAACCATAATTGTCTAGGTGGTTTACCTAGTACAGACATTCTTAACATCCCTTGTTTTTTTCTATCAGGATTATTCCAAGCTAAGAAAGCATCTTTAATATTAGTAAGAAATCTATTTAATTGTTCTTCACTAACTTTAGCAGGTTTACCTTTAGAAATATTTGCAATTAACTTTTTAATATCAACAGCTAAAGTATCTAAAGTCTTAGTGTGTTTCTGACCAGTTGTTTCCAATTTTATATTCTCCATTTAATTGACACCTAACATTTAATTGTTGTCCTGCATCAATTATTGATTGTACTGCAAGTCTTCCAAATTCATCTGCTCTATCTTCTTGAACTTCATACTGAAATTCATCATGCACATTCACAACTGGGAAGGCTTTGATTTGTTTATTTATAACATATTCTTGTAGGATTGTCAACGCTTTTTTCATAACACAAGCACCTGCACCCTGTAATAATGTATTTAATGCAGCGTGAGGATGCCTGATTATTATTTTTCTTTGGTCGAGTCCTCTGACCCATCTACGTTGAGCCACTCGTTCCACTTTTTCTCGTAAGCGTCTAAGACTTGGCGTTGCTCTAAGAAATTTTTCTTTAACTCTTTCGCCATCTCTTTCCGAGCCTCCAATGATAGTTCCGATTTTTTTATTCCCTGCTCCATAGATAAAAGCATAGATGAAAGTCTTTGCCTCATCTCTCGACCCCAAACCAGCAGCAACTTGATTTGAAGTATGTATATCTCCATTAATGACTTCATTTGTATAATCCTTATCGTTCATGTAGTGTGCTAACATCCTTAGCTCTAGCCCTGATGCATCCACACCTACTAATTTATAGCCCTTTTCTACTATCCATAGTCCTCTACATTCTTTACCATATGGAGAGTACACAGCAGGAACTTGAGCCATATTGGGCGATTGATGACTCATCCTTCCTGTAATTGTACCATTGGTTATTACTTTGCCATGTACTCTTCCATCTTCTCTAACTGCTTCAATCCAGGAGGAAACTTGGGCTATTCTTTTTTGAAGCATTAGAAACTTGTTAATTAGTTTTGCTTCAGGTATGTTTTTTATTTCTGATAAAACTTTTTCATCAACAATTATATGTCCTTTTTCTGTTTTCTTTTTAGGCTTCCATCCAAGCATAACCAATCTCTCAGCTATCTGTTGTCTAGAACCTAGATTAAATTCTTTATATTTAACCTTTGTAAAAGGAACACCTTTAACATATCCTCTAGCTTTATTATTTGCTTTAGGAATAAACTCTTCTTCTATCTTTAAAGGAGGGAAAGACTTTCTAACTTCATTAGTTAAATCATTCATGTCCTCTTGAAACTTAGCTTGTAATCCATAAGCATTTATTATATCTAATTTAAAACCTTTTTCGTGTTGGTCCTGTATGATGGTAGAAACTTTATGTTCTAAATCAACGGACTCCCCAAAATCTTTTACCTTTAGTATTAAAAATTTATAGAGTCTTTCAGTTAGTTCAACATCATTTCTACAATACTTTAACATATCATCAGAAAGAAAATCAAATTGTTCAAACTCTATTTTATTATGTCCTAACTTTGTACCCCAGTTTTTTAATGAATGTCCTCCATCTATAACTGGGTTTAACAATCTTGATAATACTAATGTATCTGTAATCTTACAATCTTTAAACAAGTCTTTACCAAAAGATTTATTAACTACTGGAATATCAAATCCAATAATATTGTGTCCTATAAATTCTTTTGTCTTACTTGCAAACTCTTCAAACCTGTGTAAGTTTTTACCTTCTGTAAATTGATAATAAGTTTTATCATGTTTACAAACAATACACCATATCTTATCTGCATTAATAGTAGTCTCTATATCAAAAACTACTTTATTAAATGTCGTCAAGGTTCACCTCTTTTAATCTACCAGTATCAACATCATATTGTAAATTACAACATGGACCAGTTAATCCTGCAAATCTATTCTTTAATACTCTTACTCTTGTTGTATTTCTAATCTCAGGGTCATCATTCTGAGCATCTCTCTCTAAACCTATTACCATATCACTAAGCTGACCAATACTAGCTGACCCTCTTAATTGAGATAAACTTGTCGCTGCACCCTCTTCATGTCCTTTGCCGTCAGGTCTTCTTAAATGAGAAACAACAATCATTGAAACGCCTGTCTCTTGTACTAGCGTTCTAAGTCTAGTCATAATCTCATCTAATGCTCTTCGTTCATCTCCATGACTTTGGTCTGATACTATAATACTAACGTGGTCGATAATAATATATTTACAATCTAAACCTTTAGCTAAGTATCTAACTCTTGAAACAATATTATCTATTGAATTAGAGCCGAAATGGTCAAACATAAATACTCTACCTGTACCTACTGTTGCATCAAAGTAAGTCTTCATCTCTTCTTTACTTACATGAACATCAGGTAAATGTAATCTTTGATTTGCCTCTACACTCATTAAACCTTTTGAAGTTATTACTGGTGTTTCTTCTAACATTAACAAACCAATATTATCTTTTGTTGATTTAATCATATGATGAACAATCTCTCTCATTACTTGAGTTTTACCTAAGCCACTTCCTGCTGTAAATGTAATTAATTCTGCAGGTCTAATACCATAAGTCAATTTGTTTATACCCTCAAAAGGATATTGAACAAACGATTTTAATGTTGGTTTAGTTATCTCATCAAATAATATATTAGCATTGATGATACCATCAGGAGCATATAACTTAGCATCCCAAAATGCTTTTGTATATACTTGAATTTTATTTTTACTTAAACAATCTGAAGCATCTTTATATTCATTTGGTAAATGTAATATCTTACATTTTCCTGGACTAAATAACTCTGCAACTTTTAATGCACCTTCTCTTCCTTGCTCATCATTGTCAAAATTTATTATGACATTATCAAATTGTTCTAACCAATCTAAACTACCTTTAATATCTTTTACTGCTGAGGTAATTCCATTCTTAATACTTACTACTGGTGTTTCATATCTATCAGTTTTAAACATTTGATAAGCTGATAAACAATCTAACTCACCTTCAGTAATAATAATATATTTATTTTTATTAAATAAATGTTCACCAAACAAGCCTGATAGTTTAGTATTACCTTGCAAACTAAACTCTTTTAGTTTTGTATATCTAGTTTTAGTTGCTATCTTTGCACCTTGTTTATCGTGATACGGATAATAATGGTTCGTTATATTACCAACGCTATCCATTTTTACTGTAACACCATAACGCTTACAAGTTTGTTCTCTTATATTTCTATCTATAATTTCTGCATAGTTAGATTGTTTAAGGTAGTCTGATACCTCATATTCGTTCTTTGAATTTGTTGATTGTATTTCTGTTGTTTCCATATTATATTCCTTGATAAATTCTTGACAAGAAAAACAATATGCTGACCCATCTTTGTTTACTGATACTGCATCACTACTTGAACATAGTGGACAGGGTAGGTGATATTTAACAAACCCATTCTTTTCTGTTTCCATTGTCGCCCTCATTGTTAATTATTCTAAATAAAAAAAAGGAAGAGGAGACTCACTACAAGCCACCTCTTCCAACGGAGTAGATAAATGAATAAATCTAAACTTCATTTAACAAACTGATACTACTAAAAATCTTCCTTGATGTCAACACCATTTGAAGATTTCTCTACTGCAAAATCTTCTTTAGGTTGATACTCTATCAAGTCAACGACCTGTACTGCTTGGAGGTCTAAGCCTGTACCTTTCTTTCCTTTGTAGTTCCAATCATAAGATTTATACATAACCTTTACTTTACTGCCATTACCAACTATTTTTTCTAGTGGTTTTTTCTCTGCATCTACGAGTGTAGGTTGAGAATTTCTGTCTCCATTTGCTTTTGAAACTTTACGTTTAAAAGTTATCATGTTTTTTATAGTCTTGTCATCTATAACAGACTCTTTAACATTGACACCTTTGCTTTTAAATTCCTCAGCATCTTTATCTGATACTGATAAATCAACTCTCCACATTGGTTCAAACTTTTCGTTTGGTCTTGTTATTGATGCCCAGTACGCTGTACCTTCTACTATTGCCATTTTATTTTTTACCTCTATTTATATTTTTATTTTTCATTGTTGGTGAAACAATATCATACTTCATCATCATTGTCAACAACAATCTCATCTTTTTTTTCTAGTACTTCATCAATCTTTTGATTGATAATCTTCTTTATTTTATCTTTCTTTTTTGCCTTTGCCTCTACTTCAGCTATTCTTTTACCTAAGTTTTCAACATCTGCATTAGCTTGTTCTAATTGAATTAATAACTTTTTAATTCTAGCATCCTTCTCATCTGCTAATTTTATTAGGTCTTGCTTCTCTTCTGTTAAATCTTTAAGTTGTTCTTTATACGCTGATAATAAATCTCTATTACTCATAATTATAAACTATAACATCTCTCATGGAACAATTCTTTTATAGGTATAACTACACATTTACTAGCCCTGTAATCACCTATATTTTTTGTATGTGTCTTCTTATATTTCTTCACTATTTTTCTTAATGTTGATACTCTGAATACTAACATACAATATTCTTTATTTGTTTGTTCAAGTATATGAAACCACCATTTAGCATCTGTCTTATCAATACCACTAGGTTTACCTCTATACTCATACTCAATTGCTACGTTCCCTGTTTTTCTCCACCAACTCCTTTCCGTTTTAACTTCAATCTTATCTGAAGATAACAGTTCAGCAACTCTCTTCTCTCTAACCTGACCATACTTTAAGTCTATATCAAACTTAGCATTGTCATTTAATTTAATTTTACTTTTCATTTTCAAACCTACAAATATACTCTGTTAAAAATTTATTTAAGTTTTTAGATTTAAATACTTTTTTTACATTTCCATTTTTTAATTTTTTAAATATTCTACACACCCAATATGCTGACATATTTCCATTCTCACAAACCTCAACAAAGTATGGGTCTTTAGTATCAAACCAAGCGTTAGCCTCTTCAACTATTCTTCTTCTACTCAAACCCCAAGCGTGAATATCTATATCCAACGCATCCATAATTGCTCTTACTATAACACTTCTCCATAGTAAAACTTCAGGTGTAATATAATATCCTTCACCCTTACCTTCTTGGAAAGCATTTATAACATTAGTATTAATAATCATTTAACATCTGCCAATTTAACAATAGTATTTTTCTTACCTTTAATCTTTTTTTCATATTCTTTTTCTTCAATTTCTTCTATTGTACTTCTAGTTTCTTTTACATCTTTGTTTATAATTGTAGCATTATCAGTAAACTTAACTTTTAATTTTAATTTCTCTTCGTGTTTTATGTTTGGATGATAGTCTTCAACACAAACATTCATATTAATGTATGACTTCTTTAAATAAAACTTACTCACTATCTCGTTCCCTTCTTAAACATTTGCCGTTTATACTCTTGATACTTCTTATCATCTTTTAATTTCTTAGCTTCATTCTTAACTTCCCATACCTTTTTAACGTGGTCAAGTCCACTCGGAACATTACATTCAAATCCCATAGCATCAAACCATCTACCATCTTCAGTAAGATAATAGTCCATTCGATAACCTTTTAATTTATAATGTTTTATATAACCAGTATAAGTAGTTCCATCCTTCTCAATTAACTGAGTAGGTGTATAACTACCTCCGTATATTCTTGCAATATAGTTTCCATTAACGTCTTTATTAGTCTCAGGTATTATCATTTTCATACTCCTTTATTATTTGTATTGCTCGTTTGTGGGCAGGATGACGTTTGATATATCCCTTCCATTCCATATAAAACAACATATTAAATATACCACTCTTTGATTTTACATTCATATGTGTTTTCATTTCTTCAAATGTAGGCATAACATTATTTTCTTTTGCATACACTTTTAGAAACTTATAAAGTTTATATTGTTTCTCTGTTAGCATTACCTATTATACCACAACAATGTGTCAGAATTATGTCAAGTAATATCACTTGCAACCCAACCCCCATCATCTATTCTTTTATCTTCAATTTGTTTTTCAAGTTCTTTTATTCTTACTTGTAGCTGACCATTTTGTTTTTGATGCACCTTACTAATTGCTTCAAGATTTTTTATTTTCAATTCTTGTTCTGCAATTATTCTTTCTAAATCATTTATGCCTTTAGTTTCTTTAGCATCTTTTACTTTATCTACTAAAGATTTTAAATAAGTATCAACCATTAGTACTAAAACTTTCCTCAGTTCTAACTACATTCTTTTCACTTAAAGAATAAGCCTGTGATTGCTCGAATAAAAAGTATTTATTCTTCTCATAGTCTTCTGTTTTCATCATCAACTTAGCATAAGCATCTGCATCTTCTCTTGTTGCAAATCCTTTTTGTTGATAGTAGTTAGCTGTACCATCTATCTTTGACATTATTATATATTTATTAGCTTTTACTTTTTCTTTTGTACCAAACATATTATATCCTCCTAGTTTCTTTTACTAACTCTTCATTAGTAAATTTTGATTGTTTGTTTTTCTTTTTCTTTATTAAGTTTTTATTAAATAGTTTCATCCATTTCGCATAAGCGTTTGCAGGATGATACTTACCATTTTGTTTCGTATGACACCTCTTTTATTTTTTTATTATATTGATGCTTGAATATCTCTTTAACTATTGTTAAAGAAGGATTGCCATTAAACTTATTAGATGAACACCCTATCAGCATAATAAAACTTATCAATAATATTAGTCGCATTGTCTTTTTGTTGCGTGTAGTCCTACGTTTTTATCGTATAACCAAACATAAGAATAGGCAACATCCCCATCTCTATCTAAACATTTCTTTCCAAAACTTACTCTTGGATTTTTAATATTACTACATCCTATTAATGTAATAGATATTAAAAGTATTAATATTGTTCTCATTTTTTCTCCTTGTTAAACAAGTATCTTACCATAATTAATCAGGTAAGTCAAGTCTTAATTTATTGTTTTTTCTTTACAGATACCACCTTCAATCAGAGATTGTGCTGTTCTACCAAACCAACCCTGTAAACGCCAACAAACTCCAGTATCTATCAAGTGTTGCCACGCCTCTATCTCTTCGTGAGCATCTTTCGCAGGTATATAACCCTCTACTATTCCAACTGCTGTATGAGTATCATATACCAATCTTCTATCTAACTTCATTTTTTTATACCTCCTATAAAATTCTACCTCATTCTTATCTAAGAAGTTTCTTCTGCCAAGAATAGGTTTTTTTAATTTAATTTTTCTAGCCACTAATCCTCCAATATCTTTTTTATTTCTGCAAGTTTATCATCCTTATCAGACATATCATCCCATACTTTTTTACTATCTTTAAGATGACTTCTAATATAATGGTATAAATCCATATCTCCTATCTTTATAAACGCATCTTTACTTTTAGAATAATGTTCTTCGTTTAAGTGTTTATGTATATCTATTGGTATTTTACTATCACCTATCAAAGAAATTAATTGTATTACTTTACTTACTTTCATTTTTTATTACCTCCGTTAAATCTTTTCTAACATAACTATCTTTCCAACTATCATATCTATCACACTCACCTACCAACCAAGCATCAAAGTCTAACTCTAACGCCCTCTCATATGCATCAGTTTTATTCTTTGCCTCAACTTCATTGTGATACATAACTACTTCTTGTCTCCACACTCTATATCTTTTCATTTCCACCCCATTAGTTTTAACAATACTCTCTCTATTTTATTAACGATTGTATCATCTAATTGTTTTACTTTTACTTCTAGATTTTTAATAGAAGAAGTTGCTAACACTTTATCTATTGCCTCTGTCTTGTCATTTCCCTCAGCAATACTTACTTGTGATAATGTTATTCTATATCTATTCATCTTTAGCCCAATCTCCTCCATATTCTGTTTGAACATCATCTCCTATCTCTGTTCCAGTAAACTTAACAACAACCCCATCCTCTTCGTATGTT